CTGTTTTCCCTGTTGATGTCCTGCAATACAAGACATATGTAACTTATTGATAATAGCGGAAGGAGAAGCAGCAGGACGGCCCATAGCGCCAACAGGCCAATAGTGATTAAAACCAACTCCATTGATGAAGATCGGGTGAAGGAACTCATGTACTTCCCAATCTTTGTCATATTCGAGGTCTTTAACACTGATCAGTCCTTCCAACGTAGGGTTATTGTTCACAGCTCGGTTGATACGGTTCTCATGGTTACCCAGAGTCAGGATCATCTTAGGCTTGTAAACCTTGTGCTTGGTCTCCTTCTGAGTCTTCTGCAAGTCCCGCAGAGGTTTCAGAAGCTTTTGCATAGCTACCTTAACAACCTCTACATCTTTCTTGTAGCGAAGACCTTCAAAGTACTTAGACCCTTTAACATCATGTGTAGACAAAGAAGGCAGGTCTGCAAAATCCCCGATGTTCACAACCACATCAGGGCGATAGTCACAGATAGCCTTCCCTGCCCACTCAAGATGCTCCAAAGGAACTCCTTCTTTGACCTGAGCGTCAGGGATGACTAATATTTTCATTCTTTATCCCACCAGAATTCTGTAGCGTCAGTTTCTTCAGGTTTAAAGTACTCACCAGTCCAAGGATCAATGTAGCTAGGGTAGTTCTCGTACATAGATTTCAGATACATAGGCTCTTCCAATCGCACTTGAGGCTTGATAGGATAGCCAAAGATAGTCTCCAAGAACTTCACATAGTCATCCATGCACTCGTGCCATGAAGCTCCGGGAGTACTGATTTCTTTCTTGTACACTTTACCTTCACAGTCGGTGTAGGAAAAGCCATATGTCTGCATGATTTCTTCGTGATCTTTATTCATCGTTCATCTCCTGACCCTGTGAGGGTATTGTTAAGTTGTCGTGCTGCAAGTTTACGGAGGTTTTGACTGGCTAAATCAGCCAAGCTCCAGCCCATCACTGTAGACAATCCGGCGATTTGCCACAGTACGTCACCTACTTCCTTTTGCATACCTGCTTCGTCCAAGACACCATCTCGAATCCACTTGGCATACTTACCTGCAACTTCCCCTGCCTCAGAGGTAAGGTTAGCAACCATGTAAGCAGGGTTCTTAGCGGACTCTAGTGCTGTCTTAAACGCTAGTTCTTGATACTCATTCAGCAGCATTCATTACCTCCATTACATTAGGGAACAGTTTAGTTAACTCATCACGGCACTTCAAAGCAACATCTCGGTGTTCCTTCTGCGTAGCCGCATCACAGCGAATATCCACATAGTGAAGCCAACTACGCAGTGTGCCGTTCATGTACATCTTGCTCATAGTCAAACCTTCAGGCAGTAGCTTACGGGCTTGCTCCTTAGCGATACCTTTGTCCAGAGCTGCTCGATACATCAGTTCAGCTTCGGATTGTACACGTACTTGAGCTGCATTCCACCAGTTATTCAAGTACAAGTCATCAGTCTCTAAGCTATTCTGACGGTTCTTATCGTCCTGCATACGCACTTCAGACAAACTGAAATCGTTAGCTACAGCATACCGTTGAGAGAACTCTTGGAAGCTGAAGCTACGGTGTCGTAGAATCTGTCGGGCAATGTCGCGCGTGGTCTCGATCTCCATGCAGACGTTCACCATCTCCAATGGACTCCAGTGCTTATGCTTGATCAGATACTTCACAAGCTTAGGGCCAGTGTCTTTCTTGTCCTGATTCTCAGGTGCTGACACCCGTGCCATATAAGCGATTAGGTCTTCACCCTCAGGGGTTGACCAGATTACCTTAACTTTACTCATCGTGTTCCTCAATTCGTTCATACCCTTCAATGGTAATCCGTTCATGTGTCCATAGACGTTTCTTTAAAGTATCCCAAACATCTAAGGACTTCAGTAGGTCTACTTCTTGTTGGGTAAAATCATAATGGATTTCACGACCGCGTACATTAGCTTTCATTCAGCCACTCCTCAGGGATAGTCTTGTCTGCAAACTTATAGCCATGCTTTCGACACCACATGGCATAGGTCGTCTTAGAAGCCTTGCTGATCCGGGCATTAGAGTTGCTAAACACAAATCTAATATCCAAGTCTGGATTATGTCGCTTAACCAAGATATGCTTCTGGCGATCAGGCGCTAGGAAGCGTCCCTTAGTCTCCACAATGATACCATTGGCTAGAACAAAGTCAGGTGTGTACACATGCTGAGAGGCAGGCTTGATGTACTTAAGCTTGACCTTCTCGTATGTGTATTCAATCCCTAACTGATCCAGTTGTTCAGCTACTCTTTCTTCAAGGCCACTACGGAACCCGTACTTGATTGCAACTTGCTTGGCGGTTGCCATAGTTCTCCTTCATAACGTCTTAGCCACAAGAGCTGTCCTTGTTCAGTAAAATATTCTGCCGTATGCTCCAATTCCTGATACTTAGCAAACGCAGCCTCAAGAAGTGCCTCTTTGGTGGTCGCTTCTTGGAGAGCTTTAGCTGCCTTCTTAGGGCCAATTCCAGCCAAGCACGGGATGTTGTCGATCCTGTCACCCGTGAGGAGCTGAGTGCAGAACGCCTTGTACGCATCAAAGTCACTAACATAGTATCTCTCATCTCGAACAGGGTTGTAATGCCATCCTTGAAGCTGATCCAAGTCCTTATCCACATGAACAATCCAACAGCTATCTAGTAGTGTTGTAGACTCAATGGCTACGGTATCATCAGCTTCCTCGCCAACTGTAACGACAGCACCGTGACGCTTGACTAGATGCTCCCGCAGGGCTTCGTAGTGCTTAGGTCTGAGTACATCTTTACGGTTGCCTTTGTATGGCACTGTCTTGGCAATGTCATAACGGTAGTTAGATTTACCTGTGATCCAAGCTTTGTATTCATCAGCCTTGAGATTCACATAGATAAAGTCTTCTAACCACTCCGTTAATCGTGCCTTAGCGATGCCGACTGGCTCATCCTCCGTACTGAAGCCAATACGGTAGACAAGGAAGTCAGCATCGACCAATGCTATCTTAGGTGACTCCTTACAGGATGTCTGAGTCATCATCGCCATCTACGTCATCGCCGTAGACAACCAAGTCGGTAACGATCAACTTACTGATCGAAGGAGCAGAGCCGAACTTAGCTGACATCTTATGGCGATAGGAGCCTACCAGAGCTGTCACCTTAGTGCCGTTACCAATCTTCTCGATAGCCACTGGATTACCTTCAGCGTCCACAGGCTCAAACAAGAACTTAGACTTACCAACAATGTAGTTACCCATTGTGTCCTTGTTCTTAATCACGATACCTTGTTCCTTCAGAGCCTCACAAGCCTTGTCAGAAAGCATACCCAGAGTACACTCGTACTTGGTGTTATCTTCGTTGAACTTGGTGTTGAACTCTTTCATCCAGTTAGCCCAGAAGAGTTGACCAGAGACTTTGACAGGTTTGTTGTCCATTTGAATTTCCTTTAAAATGTTATGCCGTCTTTCCGTGCTGTCATTGTTGGTGCGAGTGGCTTAATAAAAGACTTTAGAATTAAAGTGCTTTTTAGTGAAATTTTGATGTCTACGTAAAACTGTTCCATGTCCAATTCCTTTTTCTCGACACAACTGTCGAATAGAACCAAGGCCGTTTTTGTGTTTAGTCATAATTTCTTCCACTTCTTCATCAGAAATCTTAGTAGCTTTGTTATCAAAGCCGGTTAAAGGTCTTAGCAAACCGTTCTCCTTTGCGTGTTTTGAGTTTTCTTGAGGAGTACACCATTCAAGATTGTACACACAGTTATTAGATTTTACACCATCTTTATGGTTTACATGAGGTTTATTTTGAGGGTTTTCAATAAAAACTTTTGCAACCTCTCGATGAACCCTGAAACATTTTGTTTTTCCTTTTCCCCATGGCTTAGTAGAAACCACTTTGTACCCGTTGTGATTAAAATTTTGTGCCAAGATGAATTTTGTTTCTTTCCTGCGGAAGTTACCCAGATCAGATACTTCAAAAAGTTCTTCAAAATCTTTAACAGGTTTCCAGTTTTCCATGATAGTTCCATGTTGTTGGTGCAAGTGGAGGGCTTCGATCCCTCAATCCTTTCGGCGGCAGATTTTAAGTCTGCTGTGTATACCAGTTCCACCACACTCGCTTGTCTATCTAATATTGTACATCACTTTTCAGCGATGTCAATGTGTTTCTTTAAGTAATCAAGTACTTTTTCAATTCCTTCTATGTTATCCCCTAGTTGACCAAGAGATCTGTTGCATCCTCTACACAAGATGCCTCTGAATTCCATTGTATCGTGGCAGTGATCATAACACAGTTCTTCGGTCTTGCCACACACCTCACAACAACTGCTTGTAGACATTCGTTGCTTGTATGTTTCTGCGTCTATGCCGTACCTCTTCTTTGTTTGATGGTCTGTTTTCCAGTCCTTCGTTTTAGGATTGTCTTTATTCTTTTTGTAAGCACAGGCGTAGCACATATTACGTCTTCCATATTTAGCTTGCTTACTCTGTGCAAATAAAGTTAGATCATCAGAACATAGACCACATTTAATACACGTTCTAGTGGGTATGCCTCCAGCTTTTCCCTGTTTTGTATTCTCCATCTAATGGACACCTTAAGTTAAATTGTTTACCTGCGTCAATGATACTTTCTCTGACAATATTTCCGAGAGTGTCTGCAAGCTCCGGTCTGGTTTCAAACTGATATTCATCATGTACCGAAGCCACTAGCTTAAACCATACGTCTTCTCTCTTCAGCCGATCACATGCCAAGACCAGAGCCTTCTTCATCACTACAGCGCCTGCGCCTTGGAGGAGCGAATTGAGAGCCGCATGCTCGGATCGAACCCAAATACGCCTCCCATCAAGTCCGGGAACCCATCCTTTGGCTGCTTGCTTGCTAACTCTTTCGAGGAGCTTGGCGAGGGCAGGGGTTTGTTGGAGGAACTTAGCTTTGAGCTTTGTCCCATCTCTTGCACTGCCTCCCACAATGCTACCAATCTTTGCATCTCCTGCTCCATAGAGGAAGGCGTAGATAAAAGTCTTTGCATTATCTCTAGAAGCGAGTCCTGCTGCTCTTTGGTTAACTGTATGAACATCCGTTCCATCTTTAGATGATCCCTCACAGACAGTTCTGACATAATCTTCATCCTTCATATAGTGAGCCAACATACGAAGCTCCAGACCTGAAGCATCGCAACCTACCAACACATTACCGTCCTCAACTGACCAGCACTCCCGGCACTCAGGGCCATAGATGCTACCTGCATTAGGAATCTGAGCCATGTTAGGGCTACTGTGTGTCATTCGACCTGTCACGGCCCCATTGGTAATAACTTTACCGTGTACTCGTCCATCCTTACCAACAGCTTCTAACCAAGATTCAATCTGACTTACTCGCTTGTTCAGCATCAGATACTCTTTGATAAGTTCAGCAGCTTCTTTGAGAGCTTGTTTGTCTTTCATACTACTGCTTTGTGAAGTTCACACCATGCGCTTGCTGCCACAAGAGGAACTTGTCCATTGCCAAGGGCTTTAAGTCTGTCCATCCTATAGGCCACGCCATCAGATACTCGAAATTCTCCGGGGTAGGTTTCCCAAACACTATTACGTAATTCCTGCACGACCGATGCTTTTGCATTGAAGGTGCGGCAAAGTTCGCCATAGTAGTCGGTGTATGCAAGTAGCCAATATCGATCCCTTTCATGGTCTGCACCAACGTCTTTCGCTGAAAGTTTGATATATTTACTGTTATACCCGAGTTCCAACAAGTCGTCCTGTGCTTGTAATATCGCTCTTTCGGAAACATTTTCAGCAAAGACAACTCTAGGCGCAGTCTCTCGGATAACCCTACACATTTCTCCCCATAAGTCTTTTTCAGCAATATTTCTACCTCTTGCTGCTGAACTAAACGCTTGGCAGGGGAATCCTCCAGAAACCAAGTCCACAGTTCCGCGCCACGGTCTTCCATCAAACGTGCATATGTCGTCCCAAATCGGGAACGGAGATAAAGCTCGTTCGTTTTGCCGTTGAATGAGAACCTCAATACAGTACTCATCTCGTTCGACAGCGCATACAATATTGTGTCCGAGGAGCATACTTGCAAGTAATCCTCCACCAGCGCCCGCGAATAGTGAAAGCTCATTCATCGTACCCCCGTATAAGTATCCCACCCACAGCCATTGATAATCATTTTATGGCGTCCTCTAAAGCAAAGCCAAAAACCGTTATCCATCTTTTCGCAATCATAACCCATCTTTTGACGAGTTTCAACAACTATTTGTTGTTCTTTACTGATAAACATCACGAACACTCCTTAATAATTTCATCAAGCACAGATTCATCCACAATCGGATGACCTGTAGGTGTAAAGGTCTTAGGCTTCCACCCAAGTTCCTTCAGCTTCTCTCCGATCTGTTGTCTGCTTCCGGGGTTGAAAGTAACAATGGAATCTTTGAGTCGCTTTCCTGTTTTGTCAGAGAATCGCTCAAGAGTGACAGGAGGCCATCTCTGTTGCATTCGCTCATATATTCCTGCCACTTTTGACTTGATGTCAGTAAGTAAGCAGGTTGTGTAGATTTGATCAAGTTTAAACCCGTTCCTCTCTTGTTGAACAATGATAGCGGCCACACGATGTTCAAGGTCTACCGACTCTTGGCTAAACTGCTTCTGCTCCAATTCACTAACCAAGTGAGTGTACAACTTAGCAGTAACTTCAACGTCCCTAATACAGTAATCAGTAAGAAGGCTGTCAATAGGATAGTCGAAACACTCATTCTTGTACTCCTCTTTCCTGTCCATCATCCACTGCCATACGGCAGCATAGTCAATCTTGTGAAACCCCAGACCGTGTGCGGTCGATAGACTGTTGCCCCATGCTTCGAGGCTGTGACCTGTCTCGCGGCTCGGTTCGAGAAGCCTGCTTACTATCAATGTATCGTACACTTGCTTCAAACGAATCTTCGTCTTCCATAAGCGATTCAATACTGGTGCATCGAAAGAGATGCCGTTGTGCATGACTATCAACGACACGTCCTTTAAATACTCCCGCAGGTTGTCGGCTACTTTCCATGTTCTTACTTCTCCGCTGTCAATATCTTTAGTTACGACTAGGTGTATCTTGTCGTGTGCTAGGTTTGTTTCGATGTCCAGTGCGATTCTCATTTGTTTCTTCCAAAGGCCATAAGTATTGACAACCATCCATACTCCGAGGAGAACCCGAGAAGTAACTCTGACGATACTCCGAAGGCTTTGCCTGTGCTCGATAGCATCTTTCAAAGTCAGGACATGAATAGTCGTTACACATGCTGATATCCGCCATGATCTTTCTCCTCATCGAATGTTTAACCATAAACCGATCTGAGCAAAGGCATAGCCCGTCCAGATCATCCCGTTAGAGATTTCTCCCTTGCTCCATTGTAGCACACCTACGATCAGGTAACCTACTCCGGTGGCCCCTACGATGACATGCTCTGTACTAATCATTCTCATCTTCCTTCAAAGGTTCTTCTTCGACAGGCTTACCAATAGGTTCTTCCTTAGGCTTGTCCTTGTGAAAGATAGCATCCCATCGGTTTGCATAGTCCTCGTTACTCACCTGCCTTGGTCGGCTACCTGAGCCTTTACCGCCATGCCATGCTGTCATAGTGCTTCCTCCTCAACTT